TATTCTACACACAAATACAAGCCAAACAGGAGGTTTATTAAGCTGTTTTTCTAGGTGTTTACCCTATTGCTTTTTTGAGCAAAAACACGATTTGCGCAGTCAACGAGCGCTCATTTTGCTTTGCCAGAGAAACCAGCTTGGTGTGCAGTGGCTTTGGTACGCGCAAGCTGACGTACTCTTTAAGTTCTTTTTCCATTATTTACCTTTATTGAAACCAGATTAGCGTGCCGTGTACCCAGGCGATTGGGAACAACAGCGCGCCTGCTATTAAAAAGCCCCATGAGCCGGTTAGCAGGCAGGTGATGATATGTGTAAGCCACGCGGATATTATCCAAGCGGCAAATATGTACGGCCACATATTGACCCTTTAAAACGGCAAATCATCATCAAGCATTGGTTCTGCTTGTGGTGTTTGACGTGGTAGTGTTTGGCGTGCTGGCGCTTGCTGCTGGTCTTTGGGCTGGAAGCTGAAAGACATAAACTTCGTGCCGTTTGCGCCTGTTTTGAGCCATGCGCTCATCCACATTTCTACACCACCGACCATGCATCCGCCTTTGTAGTCTGGGTGGGTTTCTTTTTCTTTGCGGTCATTTTTGAAAAGTGAGCCTGAGTTGTCGCGTTGTTCATATGCCATTTGATTATTCCTCTGTGGTTAAAAAATATTTTGCAAACGTTTTACTGTTTTTTGTGACGTATTCTGTCTCTATGACCATCCCCTCTTTGCGTAACTTATGGATTAGAGCAGCCAGCCTAAAGCACCCGTATTGATTCAAAGCCTGCAACGGCGTGATTGACTTGCCAGACATTAAATCTTTTTGGATTTGATAAATTGCAGTCATAATGCCTCCATTGCCGCTTTGAGCTTGACAACTTTTTTGTTTAACTCCTCAATAAACCGTGTTATTTCCAGTTCCATCTCTGCAATAAAAGCATCGTCGCGGTCTACGCGCACCACCAACAACTGAGCTTTTTCAGGCATTCGCGGGTCGTAAATAACGTAGTCGCACCACTTGCGCTGTGTACACGCCATCTGCATTTGCATTTGGGTGTTGTACTTGTTAGCTACTGGATTCTTGTCGTCCGCCCACTTCAACCAAGCCTCTAGTGCGGTGTTGGTGTTTGGGCATTTAATCTCAACCAGGCCACTGTCACCCACCAGTCCATCAGGTGAAGCTCCACAGCCTGCAATTGTCGGATGGAGTATGAACCCTACTTCGTCAACCAAAACGTTCGCCTTGGCCTCGTATGCTGCGCGTGCAAAAGGTTCTTGCTCATTACCCCATGCCATCGATGCGTTGCTGTAAGACTCCTCGCGCTGGCCGGTAACTAACTCACACACTAATTGCGCCATGTAGTTGTCGCGGCTGGCTGAGTAACCCGACTTGGTTTTGGCCATAAGGTCTGATACACGGCTTGCCGTCACTTGGCCAATTCGAGTAGCAAACCATTCTGGCGTGCCTTGTTCGCTCATGCTGACAACTCCTCTTTGCGTTGGTTCTTTGACGCAATAACGTGAGCCTTGGCCGCATCGTCTGAGCCACAAAACTTAATTGCCTCTGTGTAAACGCTCTTTAGGTCGTCTAGCGTCTGAGCGTGTGCAACGCTATTAAGCGCCAGGTTTAAGTCTTGCTCGCTGATTTGCTTTACTGCTGGCTTGGTTGGCTTTGCTTTGACTGCCGCATTACCATCATCGTCTTCTGCCGCTATGCCGCAAGCCGCCATTACCGAGTAGCGTCTGGCATATGTAAGTGCCGAGCCGTATCCCTGGGGGTCTTGTTTGCTAGCAGGCACGTGGAGCTTGCCGCCTCGCAGTGTCTCGCCTGATTCATGCAAGAACACGGTTTCAACTGTCACGCCGGTGCTGTCTTCGCTGGTCTCCTGGTACAGCGCAATGCCATTAGCCAGCAAAGCATCATTTACCGCCTCCATGCAGCCAGCTAAGTCAGCGTAGCGGCTCTTAAAGTGTGGGTTTGTGCTGGTCTTGAGCGCTGGTGCAAACTCGCGCTTTGCGGCTACAAAAGCCTGTGCTATTTTTTGCATGATATTTTCTCCTAGTATGCGATTTTGATTGGGTCAAAATCTTCAGCGCCGAGCGTCAACTCTTGGCCGTTGATTAAGATGGTGGTCTGATTGCCAGACTCCATCTTTTCTTCAAGGTCTAGCATCGCGTCGATGTACTCGTCGCTTAACTTGCTGACCAAAGCCGCTAGCTTTTCTGCGCCCTGGTGGTTTACTGAATAAAGTTGTCTCATTTCTAACTCCTGTTTGTGTTGCTGACGAGGTTATTTTAACCCAGAAAAAACACGTTTTATCTAGGTGTTTACCCCTATTTACGAAAACAATTTCCTGCACTCACAATTGAGCATGAATACATTAGAAAACTACATTGAAGACCTTGAGGCGCTACTGAGCCGCAAGCCCACTACAGACGAAGCGGCTATACATTGGCTACACGCTGTCATTGCTGATGCGACAACTGCGAGGTACAAACTTATCTCAGAGCTTTACCCAGTCGGTTGCAGTGACTAATAAGAAACTCAGAAAAGCGTTATAATTTATTTTGAGACGGTTTATGAGTTGCGTGTACGAGACGCAGATACCCATAAGCCTTCACAGGCTGACCCCTGAATTTCCGGTGCTCGTACCACTGGAGTTCAGGGGTTTTCTTTTTGGAGTTAGACATGGGCTTGTTTTTAAGGGCTGAGATTGAGACAGAAGTTTATGGCGACGGAGATGGTTTTATAAGGATTTCACAAACTAACGATAAAGGCGAGGATGTTCAAATTTGGTTATCGGCCAACCAGTTTGGGATAATTGTTGAACAAGAAAAGTTTCTTGTAAACGAAGCATTTCGTGGCGTTGATAAAGACAAGCCAGTTGACACTGAAGCAGTTGGAGACGCCTAATGTTTTACTACCAACATCATATTGGAGACTTCATTAAGGATACGGCCAACCTTGATGACCACCAGCTAGCCACATACCTACGGATGATGTGGATTTATTACACAGACGAAACGCCGTTCGATGATGACCCAGAAAGCATTGCGTTCGCAGTGCGTTCGGATGAAAAAACAGTGCGATTGCTCTTAAAGCATTTTTTTGATAAGTCTGTAGACAAGTGGCATCACAACCGCTGCGACCGAGAGATTGATGGCTACAAGCAAAAGAGTGAAAAGGCCAGAGGTAGTGCAAACGCAAGGTGGAGCAATGCGAAGGCTATGCGAACGCATAACGAACGCACTGCGAACGAACCTGTTTTGGATGCTAACCAAGAACCTAATAACCAAAGAACCAAAGAACCAATAACCAAAGATAAGACAGCAACACGCGGTGCGCGGTTGCCAGCAAACTGGAAGCCTGATTCTGAGCTTGCCGAGTGGTCAAAGACAGAGCGGCCAGACCTTGATTTACGGAAGGTTTTTGCCGAGTTCACGGACTACTGGAATTCGGTAGCTGGCGGCAAGGGTGTCAAGCTAGACTGGAACGCGACTTGGCGAAACTGGGTTAGAAGTCAGAAAGTTGAAAAGCAATCTTTTGCACAGCAATCTGCTGACGTTGTGAGGAATACTGTTGCAATTTCACCTTCATACGATTCAGCTTTGAGGCAGATAGAGCTTGACCGCAAAACGGCTGTGCCTATGCCCGCAGACATAAGGGCAAAAATCAACGCAGTATTGAGGAAAGCATGAACTATTACACAGCAAGAAAAATACTTGATTTAGTAAGAGAAGGTAGGGATTACCCTGTATTCATAATCAACCAAGCGTTGTACATTATTAGTGAGCTTACAGAGGAAGAATATGAAAAAACAAAGCAAATACAAGCCTAAACCTGTCTTAGTCAACCCGTTGGCTTTTGTGATTGAAAGCATCACACCGGTTGCAAAGCACGAAGGCTCTCTGTTGACCCTGAAGTTGAAGAACCACAATGCCCTGGCAATGCTTGTCAAAGGTGAGGCAAGACGAAAAGAGCTGGATGTACTGATAAGCGCTTTAAACACGTGCGAGGCGCTTGTTCTGATGGGGTTTGGTACTGAGTATGCTTTTGTTGCAAAAAACGGCTTAGACGCGCTTCTAGAGGTCTGCAAACGCGGTATGAGGACAGACCACTACATCTTAAAGGGTGCTGAGATGCAAACCCTGGACGAGGCAATGCAATTACACGACGAGCAATTAGAAATCGTGACGGTAGGTGAGTTAGACAGGTCGCAGCGTATTGTTCGCGATGTGCTGAGGTTGAAGAAGGCAAAAGTTATAAATGACAAGGAGAAATCAAAATGAGCAATGGATTTAGGAGTTTTTCACCTGCTAAAGAAAACGCTTATGCGTTATCAGCAAAGACGGAAAATGAGCGTTTTATGCACTCCAGGCCGCAAATGTGCCTGAGGTGTCAAAAGGATAAATACTTAAAAGGCGGAAGCATTAAGTTTATTGGAACGTTTCGTACTTTTATTTGCAAAGACTGCGTAGATGAAAGACTAAAGGAAAAAAACACATGACACGAAAAGAATTAATGGCAGACAGCACGCAGTACTGTTGCTACTGTGGTGGTGAGAAAGTGCGGTTTCAATGCTGTGGTGAGAACCACTTCCAGACCTTTTCTCATATGTCTGCGGATGAGCAGGACGAGTTCTTGGACAACGATGGGTGCGCCCCGCTTTACACATCAACACAACCACACAAGCCTTGGTTTGGGCTGACGCAAATAGATGTTGATTCTTGGGGTTTACCAGACCGCCCAACTGTTTTTGAGTTTGCACAGTTTATTGAATCTAAAGTAAAGGAGAAGAACACATGAACAGAGAAAAAGTTATTGAACTGGCGCGTGACGCAAAGCTACCGCACTACTACCAGACAAATGAAATTGCAAATCTAGACGCGCTTGAGAGCTTTGCTAAGTTGGTCAGGCGCGATGCGGTAAAGGCAGAGCGTGAGGAAATAGCATTGGAGTTTGAGAAGCGACATGAAGGTGTTAAGCACTTAAACAACTACTGGTTACATGCCGCAAAATATGTCATGGCAAGAGGCAGTGATTAAGCCACTACTGGCTTTGTTGATGCTGCCGACATTGGCGTTGGCTGTGCCTTACAGCAAGCAGGCCAAGTGTCTGGCTGATAATTTGCACTACGAGGCAAGGGGAGAGAGCCTGGCTGGCATCAGAGCAGTAGCTAACGTAGTCTTAAACCGAGTCGCAAGTAAGCGCTGGCCAAACTCAATCTGCCGCGTGGTTTATCAAAGCAAGCAGTTTAGTTGGGCTAACGATTACAGAGCTAGAAACCCAAGGTTGGTGGCGTACACGCAGAAAGTGCAACGGGTAGTGGCTAGGGTAATTGCAGGCAGGTTGAAGGACAACACGCGAAGGTCAACGCACTACCACACACTAGCTGTCTACCCTCGCTGGGCGGGCAGGTTGGAAATGACTGAAGTAATTGGTTTTCACGTGTTTTATAAGTACAAAAGGAGAGAGCAATGAGCGCAGAAAAAGAAATTAGAAGAACAAATGCTTGGCTACAACGCCGAGTTAGGGCAAGTCAAATACCGATTGATGCAGAGCCATACATTAATTATCAACATCAAAGCCCACAGCGCTGGCGCAATGTTTTAGTAAAACTATCGGTTGTTGCTGTAATTCTGTTTGCAGTCGGGCTTGTTACTTGCGGATTAATTACACTCAATTTATGGCTTGCTATATGAAAAAAGAATCAATACCAAATGCATTTACGATGTTTATTGGGAAAAGTATTATTAGCGATGACACTAGTTTCAGACGTTCTAGAGCTGGAACGGTCGGTGGCAAGGCAAGGTCAAAGAATTTAAACGGTGATGGAATACAAAATGTCCATCAACTTAAAGTCAATTCAAAACTGACAGAAAAGCAAAAGCGTTGTCTTTAATTCCCTGGGGCACAAAGAAAGAGCAAGCAGAGCGCAGAGTGCAACAAAGCATCGAGTCTAAAAGGTCGCAACAAGCCGCTGACGAGGGTTTGGCTCGCGAGTTGGTGTACAGCTACAAGTGGCAAGCTGAAAAAGCGCCAGAGTGGTTTAGGGGTGTAATGGGTAACTTGGCTAAAAAATACGGACAAAAGTACGCGGATGATATAAGGGCGCTAATGACATTGGAGAAAAACAGAAAATGAGAATAACGCTACACAATGCGCAACAGGCGCACCAAGTGGTAACGGACATTTACCAAAAGATGAAGCCCCACTTTATGGGGGGTAAGAAATTTACATTGGAAGTCACAAGCGAGACTCGCAGCCAGCCACAAAATGAGATGTACCACGCAATTATTGGCCAGATTGCAAAGCAGGCAAACCATGCGGGCGCTAAGTGGGATGGTGAAAGCTGGAAACGGTTTTTGATTGACCAGTGGGCAAGCGAGACTGGCAGGTCAGCAGGTAAGGTAGCGCCCAGCTTAGATGGCCAAAGGGTAGTTCAATTGGGCTTGCAGTCGCGCAAATTCAATAAGGCAGACGCAAGCGAGTTCACAGAGTGGCTCATTTGCTGGGCAACAGACAAAGGTTTTGAGGTGGGCGAATGAAAACAAAGAAGTGCAAGGTATGCAAAGATACGTTTCAACCAGCCAGACCTCTACAGACATGTTGCAGCCCATCGTGTGCTATGCAACTGGTCAAGGCGGTTAAAGTCAAGAAAGACAAGCAAGAAACAAAATTAAAGCTGGATGCACTGCAAACCAAGCCGCAGTTGGTCAAGAAGGCGCAGGCTGCGTTTAATTCGTACATCCGAGCTAGAGATACAGGCAAGCCATGCGTATCGTGTGACAAGCCTCTGGGAGACACGCCAAACACATTTGACGCAGGACACTACCGCTCAGTTGGTTCAGCTCCGCACATGAAGTTTGTTGAGGACAACGTACACGGTCAATGCAAGCACTGCAATAATTGGCTTGGCGGAAACGTTGTTGAGTATCGTAAGCGACTCATAGAGCGCATTGGTGAACGCCAACTTAACTTACTCGAATCTGACAGCACGCTGAGGAAGTACACCAAAGAGGGTTTGATTGAGATTGCCAGGCACTACAACGCAGAGGCTAGACGGCTGAACAAAGAGAGGCTACAATGAAGGCTCTTTCTCCTAGTCGTTTGTAGCGACTTTAGGCCACTATCGCAGTGGTCTTTTTTTTGCTAAAATAATATTACTTTGTTTTAACAATGGGATAAACAATCATGACGACAGATTCTAAAGTCGGGCGACCACGAATTGAAATAAGCGACGAAGATTTTGCAAAAATTGTTTCATTGGCAGAAATTAA